TTACCTACAGACATATTCAATGTGTATATGGGTAATAAAGTGAAAATTAAAAAAGGGAAATAACGATGAACGATGTAACGAAAAAAAAGAAAAGTGAAGTATCGACTAATGTTGTAGACTTTTCAGGCCACATTGGTGTTGGCTTTGAAAATGTTGGTGCGCAAGAAATGGCAATTCCATTTTTAAAAATTGCTAGCTCTCAAACACCAGAGATTAAAAAATCAAATGCTAAGTTTGTAGAAGGACTTGAGCAAGGAGATATTTTTAATTCTGTTACAAAAGAATTTTACAAAAGCATAGCTGTAGTTCCGTGTGCCTTTAGAGTGCGTGGGGTAGAGTGGTCACCTTTAGGTGAAGGTACTGGTGCACCTGTAAAAATTTATAAGCCTGAAGAAATGCCAGCGTTAACGCGTGGCGCGGATGGGGAAGATCATTACATGATTAATGGAGCGATCTCTCCTACCTATATTGTTACGACGGCTGAATATTTTGTTTTACGAATTAATGAGGACGGATCGTTTGAACGATGCCAAATTATTATGCAGAAAACACAATATAAAAAATCCCGTTATTGGAATACGATGATGATGAATCAGAAAATTAAAGCCAACGATGGGTCACTAAGAACATTACCAATGTTTGCAAATGTATACAAAATGGAAGGTGTACAAGAAGCAAATAAAAAGAATGATTGGTGGGGATGGAAAATCACCTTGGATAAATCAGTTAATGATATTCCTAATCCATCTTATATTGTGGAGGAGGCTAAACATTTTCATGAGCTTGTGACATCAGGATCAATAGATCCTGCTCCAGAGGCAAATAATGATAATGACGATAGCGGTTTAAAAGACATCACGCCTAATGCGGATAGTGGCGTTTTAGGATCGTAATCACCTTAATTATCTAGGTTAGGGGCCTTCAAGGCCCCTAGTTATTTTATTATTATTTATGAAAGTAGAAAAATTTAAAAATATATTTGATGGGTTAGATAGAGCTCACGGTTTTTATGAGTATACCCAAACAAAACAAAACGGTAAGCGTGATGGACGCATGCGTACAGTGCATGAAGAGCCTACTTTACAAATGTTTCAAGATCATCTTGAAGGAAAAGATCGTGCTTTAGGTATTGTTCCCATTCGAGACGATGCAACTTGTACGTGGGGCTGTATTGATATTGACGAGTACCCTTTGGATCATAAAAAAATATTATCACAAATACGAAAATACAAACTACCATTAGTGATGTGTGCCTCCAAATCTTTTGGCGCTCATCTTTTTTTATTTTCCAAAAATCCACAACCTGCTTCTCTCTTTGATGAAAAGTTAAAAGAAATACGCGCTTATCTTGGTTATGCAAAAGCAGAGGTATTTCCTAAACAAATTAAACTCTCTGATGAGCAAGACACTGGATCGTGGCTGAACTTACCTTATCACGGCGACACACGGTACGCGTTTCTTGATAATGGTGAAGGTGCTACATTAGAAGAATTCTTTGAGTTATATGACAAATATGTCTGTGATGATATTGGTAAAATATTAATACAGGTAGAAGATAATGACATGGCTGATGGTCCTCCATGTTTAGAAATTTTAACGGATCAAGGTTATCCAGAAGGGACAAGAAATAATGGATTATTTAGTGTGGGAATTTTTTATCGTAAGTCTAATCCTGATGACTGGAAAAATTTACTAGAAAAATATAATCGTGAATATATGGATCCACCTTTGAATACACATGAGGTAGCGATTATCATGAAATCAGTAGGCGCTGATAAAGCCGATGGTAGTATGAAATACATGTATAAATGTACGGATCAACCTATCGCTAGTGTTTGTCAAAGAGCAAAATGTAAATTAAGAAAATTTGGTGTAGGAACATCAGGCCAAGATCATCCTGTATATGCAAACTTACGTGTCACGGATCGCGAACCACGTATTTGGTATCTTGATATAGACTCTCATCCAGTGGAAACACAAGTACAAGATGAAATAGAATACCATCATCGCTTACGTAAATTAGTTAAAAGAAAATTATTACGCTACATACCTATGATGAAACAAGCTGACTGGGAAGAGATACAGTCTGGATTATTTGAAACTATCACAACAATAAATATGCCTGAAGATGTATCGAAGGTTGGTGAATTTAAAGATTATTTATTTGAGTTTTGTACCGCAAGAGGCGAGTCTTTTGATATTGATGAATTAGATATGGAAAAGCCTTACACCAATGTTGAAGAGAATGCGACGTACTTTCGTTTACGAGATCTATCAAAGTGGTTAGAGAATACAAAAAACTTTAAAGAGAATAGATCTTGGTTAGTACAACGAATAAAAGATTTAGAGGGCGAAGATGTAAGAGTATATCCTAAAGGAATACAAACACGTGCATGGAAAATACCTGCTTACACACAACCTAAAAAGATGGAAAAGATGCCTGATTTAAAAACAGATGAAAAAACAGATAAAGATGTTTTAGGCGGAACTGAAGATGAGGCTATGACATTTTAATGATTAATATAATTGTAGGTCCTCCTGGTACAGGCAAAACAACAGAGCTGTTAAATATATGTCAGCATAAAAAAGAACAGGGTGTTCCTTGGGAAAGAATTGGTTTCTTTTCTTTTTCTAAGAAAGCAGCATATGAAGCTAAAGACAGAGCAAGACATAAGTTTCAAGCTAGCAGAGATGATTTAACACATTTTAGGACATTACATAGTTTTGCTTTTAGACATTTAGCTGTCAAGGAAGATAACTTAATGAAACAAAAACATTGGAAAGAATTATCTTCTAAAGTTGGTTTTAATTTAGTTTTTAATGATAATGATGATTCTGTTTATACGAATTCTAATCATCAATTTATAAATCTTATTAACAAAGCGCGCTTAAAAGATATTAGTTTAGCAGAAGAGGTTAGGCTTTATCCTGATCCGATTAATATGGTTAAGCTAGATTATTTAAACAGAGTTATTAATGAATATAAAAAAATTAATGAGCTTTATGATTATACGGACATGATTGTTGATTACACAAATGACACAGTTTCGACACAGTTTGATGTGCTCTTTATTGATGAAGCGCAGGACATGCCTCGCATTCAATATAACATGGTAGATAAATTAATTAGTAACAGTAAAGAGGTTTACATTGCAGGTGATGATGATCAAGCTATCTTTCGTTGGTCAGGCGCCGATGTAGATAAATTTATATCTCTACAAGGTACAGTAAAAGTTTTAGATAAATCGTATCGTTGTCCGCGAAGAGTGTTTCGATTAGCTAATAATATTATAACTAAAATACGAAACAGGCGCCCTAAAGTTTGGCAACCAAAAGAAGATGAAGGTAAAATATATCGTATACCACATTTACGCCACATTGATTTATCTTCAGGTAACTGGTTGATCCTTGGCAGAACAAAAAAAATTAGAAATGAAATGATAGAAGAAATACTTTTAGAACAAGGTTATTGGTATGGACGAGGGGAGCATAGACCAGTGTCTACGACTGTTTTGGGTGCTATCGAGGTATGGAAAAAATTAAAGTCTGCTAACACGGTTACCTTAACAGAGGTTAAAACTTTGTATAATAAAATAAAAACTAAAGTTGGAATTAAACATGGTCACAAAACAATGAAAGTGGAGAATGATAAAGAATTATTTACATTACAGCAACTAAAAGATCACCATGGTTTACTTGTCGATGGAGAGTGGTGGGACGTACTCAGTTCATTAACACCTTTTGAAATTACTTATTTACGGCGGCTTGAGAAAATAGGCGAAGACATAACAACAGAACCACGAATTCGTGTTTCTACAATTCATCAAGCTAAAGGCGGAGAATGTGAAAATGTCATTGTGTTATTAGATTTAGGAAAGATTGTTTATAGATCTTATTTAAAAAATCCTGATGATGAGCACCGTGTTTTTTATGTTGCTGTCACCAGAGCAAAAAACAATTTGTATATTGTTGAGGCTCAAAAACAACAAGGTTACCGAATGTACGGTGATGAAAGGATGCATGATGATTTATAAAAAAATACTTAACAAAGCCATTGAATTGATTGGCGGAGCACGAAACACGGATTACGGAGATCGGGTTACCAATCATCAAAACATCGCTAACTTATGGTCTGCTTTTTTAAATAAAAAAATATCCGCTCATGATGTAGCAATTTGTATGGCTTTAGTTAAAGTAGCGCGTCTCATGCATAGTCGTAAATCTGATAGTTATGTTGATCTAGCAGCGTACGGCGCAATTGCAGGTGAGATAGCAGAACGTGAAGAGGATAAAAAATAATGCCAAATTTTTTTAAAAATGGAAGTACCCCAGAGGAGAGAAGAAAAGTATTACCAGGATATCCAAAAGATTTAGTTTTTAAAAACTATGAAGAATATAAACAATATTTTGTTGGCGATAGAATTATTTGTTTGTTATGTGGCAAACATTATAGATCACTTGGAAACCATCTTAGAGTATCTCATGAAACCACGGTTGAAGATTACAAAAAAAAGTACGGTATATTATGGGGTAAATCATTAATATGTAATGAATATTATGAAATACGATCAAAAGAAGCAAAAAAGACGATTGCTAATGGTAAACTTATACCTCAAACTTTAGAGGGTAGAAGAAAACTAGCAGAGCTAGCTCGTAAATATAAAAGAAAACCAAGAGATTTTAAACTTCATACAGTCTCCTCTCAAGATAATATTAAAAAATATAATGAATTACATGGCTTTGATGGAGAAAAAACTAGAATTAAAAAAGAAAATCAAACTAAATGGGGGACTGAAGAATTTAAAAAAGTAATGGCAAACAGACCTCAATGTAATCTTTTTGCAGGAGGATATAAAAACTATTGGAAAGGCAAAAAACAATCAGAGGATCATAAGAGAAAAAAATCAGAAGCCATGAAAGCTTATCATAAAAAATTAAAGGAGAAAAAATAATGCAAAATAATTTTGGCTTTACAAAATCCGAGTGGGTACCACCTCATGAACTACCTGATATTACCGATGCTAAGGTTATTGCTTTTGACTTAGAAACATATGATCCACAATTAAAAACAACTGGACCAGGATGGACAACTAAAACAGGGCATATTATTGGCGTAGCGGTAGCCGTGGATGGTTGGAAGGGTTACTATCCTATTCGTCATGAGAATGGTTTTAATTGGGATAGAAGACGTGTCTTAACATGGATGAAAAAATTAATGCAAACAGATGCTATCAAAGTAGCACACAATGCTGTTTATGATTTAGGTTGGTTACATGCTGAAGGCATAGAGGTAAAAGGACCTATAGTTGATACAATGTTAATGGCTCCTATTTTAAATGAGAATAAATTTTCTTATGCATTAAGTGCAGTGGGAAAAGATATGCTTGGTGAAATAAAAGATGAAACACTTTTAAAACAAGCGGCTACTGAGTTTGGTATTGATCCTAAAAATGAAATGTACAAGTTGCCAGCTATCTTTGTAGGTGATTATGCGGAGCAAGATGCAGACTTGACTTTACGACTGTTTCACCACATGCGACCACTCATTGAAAAACAGAGTTTAAACACAGTGTATAAATTAGAGATGAATCTTATACCAATTATATTTGAAATGACAAAACGAGGAGTTAGAGTTGATAGAGAAAAAGCAAGACGTTATAAAAAAAGTTTTAAGAATACAGAAAAGAAGATACTTGATGAAATATTGGCAGACACGGGTATTGCAGTTGATGTTTGGGCTGCGGCTAGCGTTGCAAAAGTATTTGATAAACTTAAAATAGATTATCCGAGAACAGAAAAAACACAGGCACCAAGTTTTACTAAAGATTTTTTAATACATCATTCACACCCAATTGCTAAAAAAATTCAGAGCGCCAGAGAGTTTAATAAAGTGCAATCAACTTTCATTGATACTATTTTAAAACACGGTGAGTCAGGACGCATTCATGCAAGTATTCATCAAATGAGAGATGGTACATCAGGAACAGTGTCAGGTCGATTTAGTTATTCTAATCCAAACTTACAACAATTACCCTCTCGTAATAAAGAAATTAAAAAACAAATACGAGGATTGTTTTTACCTGAAGAAGGAGAGACATGGGGATCTTTTGATTATAGTCAGCAGGAACCACGGATCGCGTCACACTTTGCTTCAAGCTTAGGATGCGAAGGAGCTAAAGATGTTGTGGAAGAATATCAAAAAAATCCTGATGCAGATTTCCATAGAATAGTAGCAAACATTGCTAACATTGGAAGAGATCAGGCAAAAACTATTAACCTTGGATTATTTTATGGCATGGGCGTTAACAAACTTTCCAACGAATTGCAAGTGAACGTTGATGTTGCAAAAGAAATTTTAAAGGAGTACAATTCTAAGGTACCGTTTGTTAAGGAATTAACTAAACGCGTATCAAACTTCGCCAATAGTGAGGGTTACGTCTCAACAATCAAAGGTAGAAAATGTCGTTTTGAGTTATGGGAACCGACCACTTTTGGCGTGTTCAAAGCTCTACCAGAAGATCAAGCAAAATTAAAATATGGTAAGCATCACATTTTACAAAGAGCTGGTACTTACAAAGCATTAAACAGATTGATACAAGGATCAGCGGCGGATCAAACAAAACAAGCAATGATAGAATTGTATAAAGAAAATTTAATTCCTTTAATACAAATTCATGATGAGCTCACATTAAGTTTTAATGGTGAAGAAAAAACTAAAAATAAAATAATGGAACTAATGACACATGCTGTAAAATTAACGGTTCCAAGTAAAGTTGATTGTGATTTAGGAAAATCTTGGGGCGATGCTACCTAGAAATATTGGCGGTTTTCTGCGGTAAAATAGATATGTCTTGCGTATGATATAATATTATATAATATATACTTATAATTTTAGAAAGAAGGAATTATGAAATATACTAAACAAGACTTATTTAAAATAATTGGCCCAGAATTTTTCTCTGCAATTTTTACTAAGAGTAATGGTGAGAAGAGAAAGATACTTGCTAAACTACATGTAAAAGATCAAAAGTTTTTTGCAGGTGGTGAATTACTTGGTGACAGAAATCATTTATTAGAATGCATTGATGTTAACGTTCTTAAAAAAGTTGATGATCCAAAAAAAGCTTGGAGATCAATACAACTAAATAATTTAATCAGCCTTAAAATAAAAGGTGTCGAACATATTGAGAAAGGAGAAAGTCATGCACAAGCCGCTTAAATTTATTGAACCAGTACAAATAGAAATGGATTTTAATGTTCCATTTACTTTCAAAGACAGCATTGCTAAAGTATCTAGAAAAAATCCAATGAGAGGATCTATCTTACAAAGTTTCTTAGGTGATGTTTGTCAAAATAAAAAATCTTCTTTTACTGATTGGGTATTAGAGGCTAAAGAAGAAGAGCAAGAACAGGAGGATATATAAATGCATCCTGAAATAAAAGCAGAAATAGAATCTTTACAAGAATCTATAGCTCACTATGAAAGTGAGCTAAAGAAACCTGTTTGGAATTATATATTTGATGATGAAGATAGTCACACAAGAGCTAGAAGAATTATCAAAGTTAAAAAAGAACAGTTAACAAAACTAGAAAGTTGGTATCAATGAGCATTAAAACTATTAAAGTCATTCCTAATCCTGATGACGAGATTTTGGAAATACCAAAATTTTTACGTGACCTTGCTGAGAGAGATAAAAAAGAAGGTAAGCAAGGTAAAGGTTTAAATTCTATTTCTGAGGCACCCAAGATTGTGGTGCCTTCATTACCGATGTCGCCTAAACAAGAAAAGAAAAAGCGCCAACAAGAGTTGATGTCTTTTCTTGCTAGCTTAGTTGATACTGATTTAAAGAAAAAACCACTTATTGCTAAGATGAGAGATAAGTTTCCTAAGCTTAGCTCTTCTCAGATTTGTCGATTTGTGAATAATCAATTGAAATTAAAAGTAATTGCAATTGATACTAAATATAAAACTAAACCTGTTATTATCAAAGGTAAATATTGGAGGGTCCTGTGAAAAATTTAAAGTATTAGTTATCTAATACTTTCTCTAATAATACTTCAAGTCGTATCACTCGTTCTCTTATGTCTGGTATGTCTTGGAGTATTATTTTTTCTAGTTGCTGTTGCTGTGACTCAACTGCTTCTAATCGTTGAGACATCATTCCATAAGTTACTCCAGCACTTACCAAAATTAATCCTAACCAAATAGCGTTTCTAAAATTAGTTTCCATTAAATTATTCTCCTATTTAAAAACTCATTTCTTAATGAAGCATCTAAATCTTGAGGGTTTGAAACTTCTCCTAATGCATTAAAGTTTAAACCTGTAGGACTTTCTCTGTTTATTAAAGTTGGATTGTCTTTCATTTCTTTAATCATGTTAATGTTACTTATTCCTGTGTCTGGATATCCTGCCTTATTAGCTAAGTAGTTTCGATAAGCTGTGCTATCTAATGTGACACCTCCTATTCCTTCATTATTAAATCTATAGTTAAACCTGTTATCTCCTTCTTTTGGAGCACCTGCTAACTGACTAAAATCTAAAGAACGATTACCACGAAGCGCATCAAAATCATTTTGGTTAGCTTGATACTGATAAGGTAAACTATTTACTATTTGATTTACAGTAGAGTTATTTACAATCTCACCTGCAGTTTGCGCTTTATTCCATAATTCTAATTTTTGTTCTTCAGATAAATTGTCAGTATTTATAAAATTATTTTTTTTAATTTTTTTATCGTTTTTAATACTTTCTATATCAAGAGAAACATTCTCTTCTTTATTACCATCACCAATAGTAATCATGTCTTTAAGATCATTTATAAATCCTGATGGAGCATTTGCTAAATCTCTATACACTTTACTATTTGTTATTCCTGTTTTATCTCCTACAAGACTAGCTCCTGATTTAACTTTTCCACCCATTTTATTTAATACACCTAAAATAGATTTAGCCATACCAACACCAGGAATAAGATTAGATGCGGTCCCTCCTATGTTTTTTATAGCAGAAGTTATAGGAAACCTTTCTTTGTAAGCTTGAGCTGCGGAAGGATTACTGTCAATAATTTTCTGCATTTCTTGCTGATAAGCGTTTGTTCCAGTATTATAAAAATCATAAAGAGCTTTTTGAGCACTGTTCATTTTATTAGGGTTTGTCTCACCCTTCATTATGTTATTAAATTTTGAATTGATAACAACATTACCTGCTTTATTTTTTAAATCTTGATTGTTGTTAATTAAATTATCAATTTGATCATTAGCAATTTGACTACCAATGCCTGATGCTTGTAAATAATTATCAGAGGTGTAATTTGAACTTGATGAATTAGTATTAGCATCTTTGCTTTTTTTCTTTTTACCTGACAGAAAACTAAAGATACCCACTATGCCACCATTTGTTGTGGTTTTTTATTACCCATTAAAGAAGCTATACCGCCTTGATTTGCAAAGAAAGGAAGACCTACACTTTCTAATTGACTTATTGTTTCTGGGTCTAATCCTGGTTGACGATCTGAGCTAGGACCAGGTAAAGGTTCAATAACCGCGGCCATATTAAAGTTTGTGTCTGGTTGAGGAACATTAATTTCAATATCTTCAATATCTTCAATATTTAAATCTTCTTCTACTATATCAGGAGTGTCTCCCCTAGCTGCGGGATTTTCTAATAATCCTGTTTCATTAAAGTTTTGAAATTTTAAAGGTTCTTTATCTCCTTCTTCAGGTTTATTATCATAAGCTTCATTATAAAGCTTCATAAAATTATTAATAATTAAATCAACGTCTTCTTTTTGCCTGCCTACAAATTCTTTAGAAGACTCAAAAAGACCGTCTTTATAAATATCTAATAATCTTAAACCTGCTGAATATCTTTTAAAGTAAGGTATGCGTGAATCTAACGACTCAAATAAATATTTTGTATTCTTAGGATTAGCTAAAAGATTTGAAAATAAATAACCACTTAATGTAAAGGGTAATGATATACCTCCAGCTCCTCCAGCTCCTGCTTCCGCCGATTGCTGTAAAGAAGCGCCTCCCCCAAATGTCAAACCTCCAATGGTAAGACCAATAATGGAATTTAATCCTCCAAATACTGCCGCTCTTTTAATGAATTGATTTGGATCAGGAAGAGGTATTTCACCTTGTTTTGAAAGTAAATTTAAAAATTGTCTAAAATCTTTACCCGAAATAATTTGTCCATTTGTTTCTTTATTTAAAGTATTAAGTATAGAAGTTAATGCCTCTTCTTTTCCACCAATTGTTAGACCTTTACTTGTTGATATAGGATCTCTATACCCCAAGCTTTTAATAAGTTTATTAGGATCAAAATTTAAAAAATTAAAAGTTCTTTTTGCTTCTCCTTCAACAGTACGTGTAGCCGCTTCTGTGGCTTGTTTAAATGCATCATCTATGTATGTCCTGACTACTGCTCCCATAGCATCAGTATCTCTACCTATTAAATTAAATAAATCATCTGCGGCACCTTCATCTCCAAATTTAATAATGTCTTTTACAAAATCAGCATAATATTTTTTACCTTGTTCTGTTAATTTATTGCTAAATATTCCTGTTTTAATTTTTTCAATTGATTTACCCATTGCTCTATTATATAGATCTATGCCCTGAATAAAGACTCCTTCATTTTCAAATCCATTTTTATACATATTATTAGCAATATTATATTGAGCATTTATTTGTGTTGCTAATTCTTCAGGTATTTTTGTTTGATCTAAGTTCTCAAAACCAGCTTTTATGGCATTTCTAAGTGCTACAAAATCAGCTACAGAAGCTCCTTTTTCTGTCGCATAACTTTTTTTTATACCGTCTTTAATATTTTTTTGCATTATTGTGTTGTATAAAAAATCTACATCTAAAAATCCTTTTTTTCCGTACCTATCTACAATTAAAGTTGCTAATTTGTAAGCTTCTGTTTGAAGACCTGCAGGTAAAGGACCACCGTCACCTTGTGATTTTCTTATAATTTCTCTTGCAACATCTAGTAAATAAGGAACTTTATCTGGTTTATTAGATCTATTTATTAAAGGAACTATATTTTTATTGAAATTAATATTTTTATTACCTATTTTTCCAGAAGCTAAATCTAAAAATTTTTTATATTCTTTACCTACTATTTGTCTAAATTTTAAATACTGTTCAGACGCAAGTTTTGTTACAGTTTCGCCTACTTCACTAATTTTTTGATGTTGTGGACCTAATGCAAATAGAACATCATCAAAAATTGATTGCAATCTTTCTCCTCTTTTTTCAACAAATTTTTTAATTGGTCTAGCTATAAAAGGAAAAATACCTCCAATACGTAAAAACGACTCTGCAATTCCTCCTGGTTTCGCAAGATCAATTGGAGAAACTTGTACTAGTTTATCTTTTAATAGTTTTAATTCTTTTTTTAATGCTTCTTTAGTTTTAAAATCTTTTGGCCCGTCTTTTAAAAGTTTTTCTATTTCTATAATTCTATCCTCTCCACCGAACCTTTTTGCAGATTGAAAAAGCTGTTTAATATTACGCCCTCCAGACATTAATCCTTTTTTAATATAAAAAGGTACACTTGCCATACCTACACCAAATAATTCAAATGATAAATTTCTTGTAAAATCTTTTGGTAATTTTTTATATATTTCTTCTAAACTCTCTTCTTCACCTGTAATTACGTCTTTTATTCTATCATATATTTGATCCATACTTGTAGCGCCAAGAGCTCCACCTAAAACAGAAGCTACCGCAATATAAGGATTTTTTTTAAATACTTTTGATGCGGTACTTTGATAAAATCTTCTAACTCCCTCAAAACCACCAAGAGCTCCAACTATTTCTGAAGCTTCTCTGGATAATACAGCGTTACGTAATGCTTCAAAATCAAAACCACTTGGTTTTTCTCTAAAAACTTTTTCATTACCTCCCAATGTTTGAAAAAAAAATTTATCAAACCCACCTAAGTCATCTGTAATATCTTCATAATCTTCCTCGTAAGGAGAACTTCCTATAAATTTTTTTTTATCAGTAAATCTATCCATAGAAAAAATTCCTGGTATCTCTGTTTTAGTTTTTGTAGGAATTAAATCTTCAAACACATTCTCTATCTCTGTGTCTTGATTATTAGGAATTAAATCTTCATATCCTGTAGTCATTAATTTTCCTTTTTAAGTTGATTATATCTTTCAATTACTTTTTCTGGATCTGCCCCTTGTGTAATTGCTTTTAATGCATCAGCTAATAAAGGATCTGAATCAATATTTTCTAAAATTTCAGGTGGTAGTAAATTTTTAATGGTATTTAATTGAATTTCTTCACCAGATTTTTCTGTAGGTTTGTCAGCATAATAATCTGGTTTTTTTAATATTTTTTCAGGTTGACCAATTTGTCTTAAATCCATATTTAATTTTTTAACAAGTTCTTCTCTTATAGCACTTATAGAATTTGCTGCTACACTTGCATCTGCACTATAAATATTTAATAATTTTTTTTGATCTGAAATTTCATTTAAAATATTAGATCTATAAGATCCACCTTTGTTAAAAGAACCAATATTTTTTGCAGCCTGTTCATTTAATCTTTCAACTTCTCCCATAATTGGGCTTTCTAAATATGGGAACTCAGGTAAACCAAAACCAATAGTATTTGTTAATAATTGATCAACCCCTAAATACTTATTTCTTAATACCGATCCAAGACCTCCATACATACCAAAATATTCTGGATTACTTAAAGTTATTTTATACAAATCATCTAATAGTTCAACAGCTCTTAAACCTTCTCCAATTTTTTTGGATGTAATTTGCTCTAATGCGCCACCAGGTTTTAATTGAGGAACAGACTCTTCAATAGCTATTTCACTTTCTTCAGTCGGTCTAATTGCATCAAAATCTATTTCATCGTTAGAAGAAATTAATATCTCTCCTTGCTCACTTGATCCTTCATTTCTTTTAACTATTGACCCACCTTTTGCCATTGGAGGAATCTCTACGTTTATGTTGGGTTGTTCAATGTTAAATCCAGACAATCTGTCAAACTCAAATAAATTTTGTATACTTTTGTTTTTAGGATCTTTAAATTTCTGGTAAAGTTTTTTATAAGTTTCAAAATCTTTTTCATTATTTAAATTTAATTTTATAACAGCTACTTCTTGTGCACCACTAACTCCCACTGTAGGGTACTTAACTAAGAAAGTTTCTTCAGGTAAGCTTTTTGGAAAAGTATAAGTAATTTTATTATTAGCATCTTGTTGAATAATTGTATTTTTAGGTAAAGTACTCGCATCAATTCCATAATTATCAAAAAGTTTTTTATCTAAATCCTTACTTTGACCCACTACACCAATTTGAGATACTGTCATGTCTTCTTTTATATCTTTTGGTTGAGTAAATTTTTTTAATGAACCATTAGTATCATATTCAAAAACTGTTCCTGTTTGATATGTCTTATTAAATTGATCTAAGGACATATTTAAAGTACCAGCGATAATACTATCTATTTCTGCATTACCTGTTTTAACTAATGTATTTGTGGCTTTTGCTGCCGCAGCTTTAGCCGCTGTATCGGCTGCAATAGCTGATGATAGTGCTCCTGATTTAAGTTGCATCTCTAAAGCTTTTTCTTTTGCATCTTCTGTGTTTACTCTTTTTTGTGTTGAATCTAAAAACATGCTTCCCGCTTGACTTAGATCTACATCTCCTCTTCCATAAGCTAAAGCTAGTTTAGAAATATCCATAAGGGTATTAGCTTTGTTTCTTTCAGGATCACTATATCCTTGCATTAATTCCATATATAAAGGAAGATAATCTTCTTTATAAGATTTTACTAAACCAGCTTGATTAAAATGTTGTATCGGTTGAACTTGTCCACCGTTAGCATAACCCATCATTCCAGGAGCCATTCTTTCAAATTGTAAATTCTGCATGATACGATCATCAATATTATCACTTGCTGATAATGACTCTGTATTTAAATTTTGGTTAGGAAAAGAGCTCATATAGCCACCGTTAGCAACGCCTACAGGTTGTTGTGGCATATTCATCGCCATCATTTCTTCCGCATCTTGTTGTGTTGGTGCAATAGAAGACATTTCTTGCCCTTCTTCTATTTGACCAATACCAGTGTTAGCGCTATCTTGATCAAGCATTTGCATAACAGGTTGAACTAAAGTTAAAACACTGTCAGGTGTTTCTTCCGCATCTTTTTCTCCAACGTAAGAAGCTAACTCTTGCCTTCTATCAGCTTCACTTAAATCATCACCTCTGATAGAGCGCATTAACTCATCGTAAGTACTAGTATCATCAATTTCATTTTTGGCTCTTTCGCCTTCTTCTAATATGGCCATAGCTTCTTCTTCTCCGCCTTCGTCACTAAAACCATCCATGATACCAACGTTCTCCGTATTAACTTGTTCTTCTACTATTTCACCTTGAGGAGGTGAACCTTCTGCTCTTTTCCTACCTTGCATTTTTGCTATATCTTGCTTAAACAGCTCAATAGCTTTCATACCCATTTCAGACAGTATAAAATTATCTTCATCACTAAAAAGAATAGATCCTTCAGGTAAATAATTTAATAATACTCTTTGAAAACCTGGTTCCTTTAAATCATAAATACCACCATATTCACCAAAATCATAAACTGTTGAATCATCACTGATGGACAAATTATTTTCTATTTCTTCAACTGAAGAAAAACCGCGTCCCAACATTTTGTTTGTTTGTATTTCATCTTTTGACTGAGGATTAAACTCTCTAGCACTTTCTTCTCTAATAACATTTTGAATTTCTCCTGTTTGATTAGAGCCCATTGATCTTCTAATCACGGGCATCGGTCGTTGAAACATTGATCTATTCATGACTGCCATTATACTACTCCTAATTTTCTAAGGCCTGCTAAACCTGTTAAGGCTCCTATACCTGTTCCTATACCAGCTTGAAGAGGGCTTGGTCCGCCATATCCTTGAGCCGTGTTAAACACAGCAGAAGAGGACGGTG